ATATTTACTGACACCTGCGTAGATCATGGGCGCGACCACTTCATCAAACGGCATGCGAACACTGTTGTCAGGGTCAACGCCCTTGAAGGCTGCACTCACACGCTCTCTAGCCGCCGCTAACTTTTCACCTAAAACAGCACGCAGGGTCGCCCCCGCCTCATCTACGCTGCCAGTCGGCTGTAAAGCCTGAGTACGACTTTGGTTCCTGCGCGCGGCAATATCGCGAAACGCAACAGCACCAGATTGCCCGCCTTGCCCAGCAACACGCCCTGCGTCAGCCGCTAAGCCTTGCTCTAAGACCATGAGTCCTGGGTCGCGAGCAGCCTGCGCCGTCGTGACGGGCGACCCCGGCAACCTGCGCGAAGTGTCCGCCAGCCCCTGTTCGATGCGAGCCACGAGAGAGCCAGGGTCTGCCGAAGTACGCAGCAAAACGTCAGCAGCCATGCGATCACGCCCAGCCTGCGTAAACGGCTGCCTCAATGCGTCGGCTGCGCGGACAGCGGCAGGCCCAAGTGTTGTTGCACCTGCCCCGCCGATCCCGCCAAGTAATCCCGCGCCGATTTGGAGTGGCGCCGACGCTCCAGCTTCTGCGGCAACCTGTGCCGACCCGCCGCCGGTAAAACCGGAAACCAGTTGTGACAAAGGCCGCTCGGCGAGTTTCCGAATTACATTGGCACCAGACGCTAACAAGCCCGCCCCCATTGTAGGGATAGCAGCAGCAGCGCCCTGCGTTGCCATCGAACGCACCCGCTCTGGTCCTGTCTCAGGTGTCGGCAAGCCTACCTTCGTCAAGGCATCAGACACCCGCCTACTTGCTGGCGGTAGATAAGCGACGTCTGAGCCGAGTTGACGTGCGACCGCTACGCCAGCTTGTACTGGCAAAGCGGCTGCGTCGTAGAACAAGCCCGGGATCGACGACAAGCCTTGTACAACGTCACGCACGCCTAAGCCAAGATCGCGAAGCGCCGACCTATCGGCGTCAACAGACTCCGTAAGTTCCTTGATGCGCGCTTGAACGGCATCTATGTCGGCGTATTTTTCGTCGGAGAAAAATAGCGGCTTCCCGTTTACGGTTGCCTCATAGCCAGGTTTGCCGTTTTTTTGCACCCGCACAATTCGCGCCATGATCTATGCGTCCTCCGCGTTAGTCTGTGGCAAGGCAGCAGTCACAACTTGATCCACGAGGATGTTGTCGGCGTTCAGTGCGTTACGATTGGCAAGGTCAAGATAGAACTTGCGCTGCTTGTTTAGAGATTCTTCTGCGTTATTCGAAAGCTGTACGATCTGTTGCGTCAAACCCCTGACCAGGCTTGTCGAAATGGGCGTTGCACCCTCTTGTCTAAGTTTGGTTAAATACGCACTGAATTCTTGGAAAAGGCTCTCAGCAGAAGATGCCAATCCAATTTCACTGTCACGCACAACGCTGCTTGGATCGAGCGCCTTTACATAGCGAAACAGAACGCGAATTGCATCGGGGCCTGCGATTTCTTTTTGGGTAAGAAGATTTTGGACTTCTTTGCCCGCACTTATGACCTCGGACAATCCAGCAGATTTTTTGACCCACTCTTTGCGGTAGTCATCCTCGCGCCCCATCTTTCCTGCCGCCAACTGCTGTAATGCTTGACCTCTTTGGCTTGGCTTTACGAGCGCAAACGCTTCCCGCTCTGCATCGGTAAATCTTATGCCAAGATCACCAAGGTTTAGTGTGGGTTGAGTTGTGCCGCCAACTCGCTCCCCAGAAAAGGGGTCAACGAGATGGGAATCCTCGTTGATTGCAACAGGTTTCAGAGCATCTCGGACACGCAGCATGTTCAGGAACGCTTGCTGCTCCCGCGCAACCTGCAACGCCTGCTGCCGCGCCATCTCTTGAGAGCGTAATTGCAGCGCTGCGCCAAGCCCCTGCCCCAGCGTGGTGGGCGTGGCGCTGTAGCCGCCCTGCTGGAGCAGCGCGCCAGCCGCCGCGAAGTTAGCCTGCGAGCGCGGATCGTTGAACGATGTGCCCAGCAACCCCGGTGGCTGTGGCGTGGGCGCAGTAAGCATCTGCATCAACGGCGCCAGGTTCATGCCGCCCATCTGCACGCCAGCGGGTGCGACTGCGGCGGGGGCAGGCGCAGCCGGAACAGGCGCGACCGGCGTCGGACGCCGCATAGCCGCGCTTTGGATCGTGTTGCTGATTGCCGAGATCGGCACGCCGCGGGGGAAACTCATGCGAAACCTCCCAGCAGGCCGCCACCGATTGCGCCAAACAGCGGCCCGATGCCTGGCACCAGGCTACCAAGCTGCGCGCCGCCAAGCGCGCCACCCAGGAAGCCTGCGCCGGTGTTGCGGAAAACAGGCTGCGTGCCCGTCGAGCCGAAGGTGCCGCCACGCACCGCGGTCAGATAGTCCGCGAGCTTCTGTTGCGGCCTCATCTGCTCATACTGATATCGAGCGACTTGGTCTTGCAGCTCTGCGCCCGCCTGCGCTTCGCGCGCAGCGCCAACCGCCTGCAACCTCGCGAGGTCGGCGAAATCAAGATCGGCCATCTGCGGAGCAATCCGAGACGCCGCATCCTGTCGTGCCCGCTCTTGCTGGTAGTTCTGATAGGCAAGCTGCCCGGCAGTATCGGCGAGGTTGCGCGACAGCACGTCAGTGTATGCGCCGCTCCCCAGCCGTCCGCTACGCGCAAACTGCGAGTTGACTTGGTCGGTCACCGCGCGGAACGCGGGGTCGAGCGCCTGCTGGAGAAACGGGTTTTGCCCGAGGAACTGCCCGCCGAGGACGTTCTGCGTGTAGCCTTGAGCAGATTGTGTAAGCGGAGATCCGGCAAGCGCGCGGTCGCGCGCCATGCTCAACGCCCGCTGCGTCTCAGGTGCCATGCCCACGACTGTCGACCCGGGGTAGTACTCCGGCCCCTGCGCATCGTATAGGCGCCCGGCTTCCTCCAAGCCGCGCGTGTAAAACGGCTTGATAAATTCAGGCACAGACGATTGCGTCTGCACTGTCTTGGTGCCGCCCTTACTCATCTTGCAATCTCCTTCGTCAGCAGCACGGCTGCCGGTCGGTAGTCAGTCAATTTCCTCACCCAGCCTTTGCGCCCGATGACCTCGGCGCGCGTGCATCCGTAATTCTCTTTTGCCCACCGCGTCACGAGCGGCTCGGCCTCAAGCAGTTCATCGAGGTTGCCGCCAGCCAGCCAGAACCGCACGCTGCGGCCAGCCGGATAGCTGACGATCTCTGTCACGATGACCGAATCGTGAAGCGGCCAGAACTGCGCGTCTCTCCGCTCGATCGCGGCCCACACGTCCGCTGGCGTGTGCGTGTTGCCCGCGTGCGCCAGCGCCGCCTCGATGTGCGGCGTCAGGCGCTCGAACTCATCCGACCACGATGTATGCAAAGTCGCGATCCGTCTGCGCGTTGTTCGCGTGCGTCAGCGTGAACGACTGTTTCGCCCGCGCGGAGATGTACATGCCGCCGGCGCCAACCTCTGCCGCGGCGTTGGCGGTGAGCGGCGTCAGCAGGATCACGCTTTCCGGCCCCGCACGGTAATCAGTCACGCTGGTCGTCGCCTGATTTGCGGTCAGCGTGACCGTGCCGGTGTTGTTAGCCCGCCCGTCAAGTAGCCCATTCACCACTTCGGCAACCTCGCGCGGGCTAGGCGCGGGTTGCAGTCTGCGAAAGTTGAAGTCTGTCATCGCAAGCCGCGCTGCTGCACCACCGCGTCGTAGCCCTGGAATGTGTCGAAGTCGCTCACGCTAAACTTGACCTGGTGAAACCGACCGCTCGACCGCAGCGGAATAAAGTTTTCGCTGTTGACCGCCGCCGCCGAGCTATAAGTCTGCGCGTCAAACGGGCGCGCACGGCTCGCGACCTGTGCGGTCACAGTCGGAGCAGTCGCCGCTGCTTGGCGATCGAGGTAGGGCTGCACCTGCGTCAGCAACGAGGCGCGGCCAGGCGTGAACTCAAACTCGCCAGTCTCGATTGTTGCTGTCAGATTGCTGCCGCTATATATCTGGATCTTGTTGTTGCGCCCGCCACCAAAAAGGTACTCGCCACCGACCCACACGACGTCATCGAGCGACGGCGTCAGCGCATCAAGCGATGAGTTGACGTTGTCCAGCCCCTCAAGCGTGTAGCTTGGCGAGAAAAATGGAGCGACTAAGTCGTGTGTCTGGTCGATGCTCGACCAGCGGTCGATCTGGTAGTTGTAGACCAGGAGCTTAGTTGGCGTGCCGCTGCCGCTCTTGACCGGGTAGCCCCAGACGACGAGCTTGTTTGCCGGGTCAACCGCTGCCGACAGTCGATGAGCCTTATCGCGATCAAACTCGTCGAAAAATGTGCGGTCAACTTTCTCGCTGCCGATCGCCTTCGACGAGTTGCCGTCGAACAGATAGAAGCCATCGCCCGCGAGATAAAATACAAACGGCCCGACGTTGCACACGCTGCCCGGGTACGGGCAGCCGCGCGATGTTTCGACTTTGTCGAACTGGAAGATCAGCGGAGAGCCAACGTAACTCATCCGCACGATGCCGCGCTCGCACAGCACCGTGCCATACTCGCCGCCAACCACGCCCGTCACGTTGCCGAGGTCACTGATGTCCTGCACATCGGCCTGGCTTGTTCCGACCGTCCACGCAGTCGCGTCGTCTATGCCACTCCAGCGGATACGGCGCGGGTAAGTCGTCGCGCCATAGGTGACGTAGCCGGTGACTACGAAATCACGCACGACCGCGAGATAGCGTGCCGC